CACTTTTCTTAACAATTGTGCTCGGCTAGTAAGCGGATGAGCACGTATTAGAATCGTTGCACTAGGACGAGACGAATCAGACAGTATTGTCATCGCGCTTAGTGCAGAGTGGGGAGCCTGATATACCGATATTGTGACAGGTGACGAAGACGGAACGAAGACGGGAACATCTTCATTATCTTTGGGCGGCGGGGGTGGAAGGTCAAATGGATTATTCAATGTCTTATCACCTTATCAAATGATTCGCGTATTTCTGCGACCAATGCCCGAGACCATTCACTGCCTAAACTCTCGCCTATGTGTTCGCTCATTACGGCCCAAACATTTGATTGGCGCTCTTCGTCGGTATTTCCTTTTACACTTTCGGATGAAAGTGCTATCCACGCTAAATTCAAAACTGACAACGTTTTAGCCGCTTCAAGAGGTGATCTACCCGAAAATAATGTTTCGATCAGAATTATATCAAGCTCGTCTTGCTCGTTAAACCCATCGTGGACAACTTCAGACTCCATGAAAAAATACGGTGTTGACTCGTTAAAAATTCCTGTGAACCCGGCTTCTACTAACACTTTGCCAGTCACTTCCCATCCACCCACTACCCGTGCCGCTTCAACTGAGATAGGAAATTTCAGACCATTATCATCGGCCATGAATCCGCCATGGCACAACAGACCTACGATTTGCTTATGTGAAAACATCATGCTTTGCTCCCCTTAATTCTCACTAATCCAAGGTTTACCCACTGAGACGCTAAATTAAGGTCTTGCTTGGTTAGGCCCGTTTCGACCCACTGACTGCGGCTGGTGTCCCAGTGCTGTAGAAATCCACCAACCCACTTACTAAACACGTCGTACTCGGCAATATACAAAGTGGCCTCGGGTGCAATCTCGTCACGCTTTTGTATTATTGATAATATTGTTGTAGCCATTACTCTCTCTCGCTTTAAAGGTGAGGCCCCGAAGGGCCGATTGATTTAATCTACGGTTTCCATGCATTGAGTCAATAGCGAATTTACTGCACGAAGGTCGGCCCATTCTTTGACGGCTATATGGTGCTTGTGATCTTCTTTCATGTACGCTGCACGAAGGCGGTTGCCTAGATTCATGCGCTGAGAACCAACGTTTAGGTGGGCGTATTTCTCGGTACAATCCGTGTCCGTCAACGCTGCGACAACCTGATAAAGACCATTCAATTCGTGCATTTCTAATGCCATTGCGATTGTGTCGCCATTGGACAGGCTCTTGCGTCCAGATGCTGCAATAGTGGGGACGTATAATTCGCGGTATTTTCTCAATTGGCCAGCCATTTTGCTTTCGGCTTCTTCGTCTTCGGCTTCGTCTTCGACTTCAAAATCTTCATCTTCGAGGCCATCCACTAAATCATCGTGGCGCAATTTCATTGTAACACGCTCATCCATGATATTTACCAACGTGTACCAACCTTTCAAATAGCGCACTACTTCAAATGTCTCGCCATCTTCAGCATCAGTGAATACGCGATTAATAAGAGCTTCTCTTTCTAGGATTGTGGCTGCACTGCTATTTAAATCTGTCATGTCATGTCTCTCGCTAATTAAGGCTGGCTGGATTGCCAGACCATATAGATATTATACGCTATTCTGTGTAATATTGCAATACTTGTTTTATAACGCTTTGATATAAGCTATAACTCCCGATTATAAAAATCAACGAAGATTTATGAACCTTTTCCCGAGTCCCTAAAAAGGACTAACAGTGCCTCAGTCCTTCTGGCATTGCCTAAACACACCTTCCAACCTTGCTGATTATTGCACTACGATTTAATGCGGCATTGCCAAGTCCTTTTCGAAAAAAGGACGGTCCCGAGAAAATGACATGATTGAACATGCTCGAAGACCCCGACACCAACGGTGTAGACCCGCTAGTCCCTATAGTCCAAAAAAAAAAAAAAATCAGGACGAGTCCCGAAAGGTATAGGATCCCCCCCCTCTTTTCCGGAGCGGCCTGATTGAAAGCGGGACTCGGGACGTCGGGACGCGAAGCACAGATATGGCTTGCAGTATTTATTCTAGCAATGTGTTGGCGCTCCGCATATGTTTAAGTAAAGTGATCACAAACGCGAAGGTGGCATGGTCTTTGATTGCAAATGTGGCGGCGCATTGGACTAATTATTTAGCACGAAGGTATTTGTTACGCGTTGACGAAATCTAGCCCCTATGGTATAATAAACCTTATGAAAGAAGTAGGATTTAAGATTTCAAGTCTTATAAACGCTCCTTTTAATCCGGTAACACGAGACGATTTAAAGGGCAAAGGTACAATAGAATTACGGGCGGAGATTTTAAATCAACGCATGCTAGATACCTATTACGCCGAATTAAGGGCCGATAATTTTGACGAATTTAGACGAATTAAACGAGCAAATTGAGCGGAATAAATCCGACGGTTGGCTTGATTTGTCTAATCAGCAAAAATTGTTTGGGCTATCGTACGTGGAAACATATTCTATAAAATCATCTGCTGAAATCGCTTCTGTATCAGCAAGCACAGCATCTAAATGGCTTCGATTGCCACTGGTACTGGAGTTCATCAACGATTTACAGTCACATTTGCACGGGCGAAGCGTAATCACAAAAGATTTCGTTGCTCTCCAGTGGCTTAAATTGATGCCCAAATTGATGGGCGAAGAAGATGTTTCAATGGTCGATAAGGATGGGTGTTCATTTATGACCAAGAAATTTCACGCCAGTGAGTCGGTCAGCTTGCTTAAAGAATTATCCAAGTCCACTGACTTTTATGGCGCAACAGAAAACGCTACAAATCAGCCGATTAGCATCAGCATTGTGAGTCCCAATGGCAACGATTAGTCCATCGCAACCGCAGTTTGACTACATAACCAGCAAGGCACAATTTCCTGCAATGGTTGCTGGATTTGGTGCTGGGAAAACTGAAGCGGCTATCATGCGAGCTATCATCGGCAAATTGCTTTACCCGATGTGCAATCGAGGTTTTTATTTACCTACATATGACCTAGTCAGAAATATTGCATTTCCTAGATTTGAAGCTGCTCTTGAATCACTAGGCATTGGATATAGACTTTTTAAATCACCACTAAATTATTTAGAAATACCTAATTGCGGCAAAATCATTTTTCGGTCCATGGACGCTCCCCATCGTATTATTGGGTACGAGCATGCTGATGCTGATTGTGACGAGCTAGACACATTGAAAAAAGACGATGCAGCCGAGATTTGGCTACGCGTTGTATCTAGGAACAGGCAAAAGAAGCCAGACGGGGCGGCCAACACTATCGGTGTGACCACTACTCCCGAAGGATTTAAATTCGTTTACGAGGCTTGGAAAAGTAAACCTCGTAAGGGCCATGTTATAATCCAAGCACCAACTTATTCGAACCCGCATTTACCCGCTGGGTACATCGATTCAATGCGCGATCAATTTCCGGCCCAACAGTTGGACGCATACATCGAAGGCGAGTTTGTTAACCTTACAAGTGGTACGATTTATAACGAATTCGACCGTGACAAACACAACACAGATGTCGAGTGGGACGGGCGCGAGCCATTGCACATTGGACTGGATTTCAACGTTTGCAACATGTCTGCGGTTATTTCTGTGATTCGCAAAAATGTTTGTTACGGTGTCGATGAAATTACGGGCGGCTATGATACCCCCAGCATGATCGAAACCATCAAACAACGCTACCAGAATTGTCAGATTAATATTTATCCCGATGCAAGTGGTAGAAATAGAAACGCTCAAGATGCATCAGCATCGTCGATACAACTACTGCGACACGCCGGATTCCAAGTGTTAGCTAAAAATAGGAATCCGTTTGTTAAAGATAGAATTTTGTCAGTGAATATGAGCTTCAAGAAAGGCCTTCATTTTGTCAATAGCGACAAATGTCCAGTACATGCTTCTAATTTGGAGCAGCAAATCTACAATAAAGCAGGTGAGCCGGATAAAAGCCAAAATACTGACCACACGAATGATGCATGTGGGTACCTTATTCATTATAAATTTCCGATCGTCAAGCCAACTACCAACGCAAGTAGAATGATAGTATGACTCAAGTTACAGAACCAAGAAAAGAGTACATTGATTTGCTGCCAGATGTTGAGCGCAATCGCGCTGCTGTAGCTGGTGAACGTGCAGTAAAGCTCGGAGGTGTCAAATTTCTTCCGCCACTTGCGTCAATGTGCTGCTCAACAATCGACGACGACCAAAATGGGTTTCAAACAATTAGGCAATACGGTTCATTAACAGCAGAAGGCGAAGCGGCATACCGGAAATACCTGGCGCTAGCATCGTTTTATGGTGCAACAGGCAGAACGGTTGATGGCTTAGTTGGATTAATATTTGCAAAAGATGCTGTTACCGAGTTACCGCCTCTTGTTGAATACCTTAGTATCAACGCCGATAGTCGCGGAACGACATTACGTGGACTAGCAAAGAAAGCGGCAACAGAGGCATTTATAGCACCACATTCAGGTATTTTAGTTGCTCGCCCGTCAACACCCGAAGGTTCAAGCCAGCTTGATGTTGAAACAATGAATTTGCGTCCAAAAATACTGCATTACAAATTTGAATCAATTATCAATTGGGATTACGAGGTAATTGACAATATAGAAAAACTCTCACTAGTGATCCTCAAGGAACAAACGACAACGCGAGTAGGCTACTCTGTTACTGTCGAGGAACAATATCGAGTGCTTGAATTAATCGACGGCATTTATCATCAATCGCTATACGGCGACGAGGGATCACTAATTGACGAGCCATTGCCAGTTATCATCAACGGCAATACGGCAAATGAGATACCTTTTTATTTTATTGAGATTGGCGCAGAACAAAAATCCGCAATCAATGATTTGGTTGACATGAATTACCATCACTACCAAGTGAGTGCAGATTATAACAGTAAAAATCACTTCTCAAGCTTTATTATTTGGTATGAGACTGGCGCACAGTCTGGGCAAAATATGCTTATGGGCAACGGCGTCAAGTGGTCTAATGTTTCTAGTGACGCGACATTTGGCATATTGCAACCAGACGGCAACAGCGATGCGCTTAGGATATCATTACAAGACGATGAACAACGTATGGCGGCATTGGGTGCAGAGGCTCTTAAACCTAGACAAAGCGGCGCAGAATCTGCCGAAGCTAAAAGTCTTGACCAAGTCGCACAGAATTCAACAACAGCCAATGTTGCTATCACGGTCAGTGAAGCATTAACAAAGGCCATTGATTTTGCATCTGTTTGGATGGGCGGTACTGCCGATGCTACATATTCGCTAAATACCGATTACAATCCGACCGGAATGAGCGGACAAGATTTGACAGCACTATTAGCGGCATGGCAAAGTAGCGCAATTTCATATGATACATTATACGAAAATTTACAGCGAGGCGAGATAGCAAATACCGAGCGCACGGCACAAGACGAGCAAGCGTTGATCGCTACTGCTGGCACAGGCATGGACATAGCTGAGTGACAGAGCTAACGGTCCAGCAGTCGTCACGACACGCTGTGTATGTTCAGCGGTTCGCTGGTTACTTGGCCAATTTGTTTGACCCTTATTTGACTCGGCTACAGCGAGAATTGAAGATCGTGATGTCTGATGCACCAACGGGGGCAGTTGATCTTGCACGTGCTAACGTATTGATAAAGCAGTATCGGGAAGCATCGTTGCTCGTATACGGCGAATACAATGCAGACATACTACTTGCTCAACTGGCCGAATTTTCAAAAGATGAAGCCGCATGGCAAGCGGCCAGTCTAGATACAGCTATTGAGTCTGGCGCGATAAATTTAGTTGCTCCCTCTGCTACACAAATTAACGCCGCTGTTGCGGGAAATCCATTAGTGTTCCCCGACTCTGATGGTGTTCGAATGCTCAAGCCGTTTGTCAAAGATTGGGAAGCTAGCCAGATTAAAAAAGTAGGCGATATTATTCGCACAGGTTTTGTCACGGGCAGGACCAATCAACAAATCACACAAGATATTGCAGGCAAAGGCGGTTATCTAGAAAACCAAAACCGAAAGTCCATCAAGACCATGGTGCGTACCGCCACGACGCACACTAGCAACTTAGCTAGGCAGGCGACATTCGATGCCAACGATGATATTGTTCTGGGCTATGAGTGGGTATCTACGCTAGACAATCGCACGAGTTCAACGTGCAAAGGTCTTGACGGGCAGATATACAAAAAGAATGACAAAAACAAACGATATCCACCAGCGCACCCGAATTGCCGTAGCAGTACAGCACCCGTATTG